CGGCCGATATCGCTGCTGGCTTGGTCAGCGGCTTGCAGTTTACTGGCTCTAACTTATCTCGCCAAGTACAAGAAGGTCAAAAACTAGAAGATACTAGCCTGCTGAAGGCTGGTGCGGCCGCAGTACCACAAGCAATGCTTGATATTGTGGGCTTGCATATGCTTCCTGGCGTAGGCAAAATATTTGAACAGGCTGGCGTTAAAACTGGCGAAAAACAATTAAAAGATGCTGTAGATCGTAGTTTGTTACAACAAGCTGGTGATTACGCCATCAAAACTGGTAAGACAATGACGGCTGAAGGTCTTACAGAGGCTGGCCAACAAATATTTGAACGATTGCAAGCTGGCCTAAATCTTACCGATGAAGAAGCCCAAAAAGAATATTTTGAAAACTTCATTGGAGGCGCAGCTTTAGGCGGTGCTTTTGCTATTCCTGGCCATGCTTATACCGCCATCAAAGGCAAGGATCAAGCAGAAGTTATTGAGACGGCCAAAGAAGATGCTGAAAAAGGTGGAACAATCGCCAAAGAAGCTGCCGTACAAGCACAAGCTCAAACGACCACAGCTCCAACAACAGTGCCAGCAAGCGAGTCGCACGACACCCAGGCGATGCATGATGAATTGGGTGGCAAGGATATTACCCAGCCAGTAGAGCAGCCTGCTCCTAAGGCACAAGCTCCAGCCATGGATATGCAGCCTATGGTGGCTGCTACAACCAATCTAACTCATGTATTACAACAAGCCACAGTTGGGTACAACATTGCGCTCAATAAAATGACTGGCGCAGAGCAAACCAAGACACTTAATCAAGTCAAAACCTATTTAACCACTGCATTTGGCAACTTTTTAACGCCAAAACAAACCGAAGAGTATGTTAATTATTTAGTAAACGAAGGTGGCCTGGCTGAATCTGACATGGGCACGAACCATGGTTTGTTCGGTGAGGCTGTCAATAACTTTGGTGGTGTTAAACCACCAGAAAAACCAGCGCCAAAAAATGAAGAAATTAAACCAGAACCACCGAAGGCTGCAGAACCTGAGGCTACTCAAGAGCCTGAAGCTCCCGTTAAAGAGGCTGAAGCTCCAGCTGCGGCTGAAGAGGCACCTGAGACTGTACCAGAGCAGCCTGTTGAGTCAAAAGGTGAGCCAGTAGCTGAACCAGAAAAGATCACCAAACCCGATCCAAAATGGGACACAGTGAAGACTGGCCAGCCTGTTACATTAGAAATGTATCAAGGCCGTGGTGAAGATAAGTCTAAGATTTATTCTGGTGCTCAAGTAGCGGTTGGTGGTGAAGGCCAATACTATGCGCCTACTGGCGAAGATGCGGCCAACTATGGCGCTGTGACCAAACATGAAGTGACGCTCAATAATCCATTAGTGATTACGAATGATGACGAATGGCGGGCATTAGTCAAAAATCCAGCAGTAAACTGGCAATATGTTAATCCAACAGGATTAGATGAAGCACAGCTACAACAAGAAACAGCCAAACTAAAAGACTTTTTAACAAACAATGGACACGATGGCCTGGTCATTAAGATGGATCCTCGTGGTGATGAAGCAAAGACCCTACGCAGAGTTTTTGCCCATGACCAGGTTGTTTCGTATAAGCCACAAGTAGCCGCCAAACCGCAAGCAAAACCAGCCGTTCCAAAACTACAGGTTAAGCATACCGAATTTGAAATAGATAAAACACCTAAAGAGATCCATGATGAAGTCAAGGATATGACTACAGGTGAACAAATTGCTAATTGGCTGGTGGATAATGCACCGAACGATGCAGCTAAACATATTGCCCAAGGCATTCTGAAAAAGGTTAAGAGTTATGCCAAGCTAGGTGTCCCTGTCAGAGTCACAATGCTAGAAGGAGACAAGCGCAATCCTGAAGCATACGGTTCGCAACGCCCAGTATTTGATCCAAGCAAAATTGCTAAATTTTCACATTTCGATGTGAAATACAATGGCTTGAGCTCCAGAGGTCAAGCTGATGCTTACACTGGCACAGATTATGAAACCATCATGCATGAGATGGCACACATGATCAGTACGATGCAGATTCACTTTTTAAAGCAGTCTGCCTACTCAGGTGACAAAGCAATTTTCAATGAGTTAAAAAGTATTCGTCTAAGCATCATTAAACGAGTCAAAGAAGAACTAGCAAAACCAAGAGCTGAGCGTCATCCTGGTATGCATAATATTAAGAATGCTTTAGATATTGAATCCATCAAGGATGGAAAAGTATCTTACGGCAAACACTCTCTCGAAGAAATGTTTGCTTACGGCCTGACACAGGGCCCAGTACGGGATTTCTTTGCCACCATTCCATCTGGTAAAACTACCATACTTGGTCAGCTGGCCAAGGTATTTAGAAAGCTCTTGGGAATTAATCCAAAGTATCAAACAGCGCTAGATCGCTTGTCAGGTGTAGCCGATTACTTTATCAATGAAAGCGCCCAGGATGTTAATGCACTGGTAGGTAAAGTTGGAGCCAGCTTACAAAAGATAGATGAATTTCAAGCCAAAATTAATCAACCAACCAATATCAGGGGCGAAGCTGTAGAGCCATCCTGGTCATTAGGTGAAGATAGCATCAAGCGGCCGTTTGGTATCAGCGATCAGTTTGTAGATAGTATTATTTATAAGCTGCAAGATAAACATATCGATACCAAGCGTGTTCAGGAAGCCATTACAAAAGAAGCTGGCGAGCTCGATGATAAGCTCAACGTATACGATAAAGAGCAGGTATACCACGGCAAAGTAGCAGCAGGCATTCGTGAGTTCTTATTGCATGAGCTGATGCCAGCCGTCAAAGAGATGTACAAGCTCAAGATTAGCCCTAAAGAGATTATGGAGTACTTGCATAATCGTCATGCGGAAGAGCGTAACAATCGCATGAATGAGCTAAACAAGTATGATCCAATTACTGGCGAGCTGCGTAAGACCCCTTGGGAATTACAAGATCGTGCATCTGGTATTAATACTAAAGATGCCCAGGCATACCTGGCTGCTCTGCCATTGAAAAAACACGAGGCACTTGAAAAAATTGCCATGATGTTTGACAGAATGATTAGAGGCACACAACAAATATTAGTGTACTCTGGCGTAGAAACTCAAGACACGATTGATGCTTGGAATTCCATCTTTAATCATTACGTGCCATTGTTCCGTAAGGAAAATAACTTTGCCAATAAATCAACTGGCGGCCCAGGCACAAGCCGTGGTTTTGCCGTAAGCGGTAAGTTTTCTAAGCGGGCTATGGGATCAGCCAAAGAAGTAGTTGATATTATGGGTAGCATTATTGCCCAGCGTGAACGTGCGTTAGTACGGGCTGAAAAAGCTGAAGTAGGACGCTCCGTCTATGCATTAGCTCTGACCAATCCTAATCCTGGCTTCTGGCTGCCAGTCAATCCTGATGCCATTAAGAATCCTAAGGCGCTGCTTAAAGAAATTGTAGAGCTCGGATTTGATGTTGACGATGCTAAAGAGATCGTTAACAACTTAATGCAGGAGCCAAAGACCCGTACTATTGGCAAAACGGCTAAGATTGATCCTAATACAGGCTTGCCTACTGGCGAAACGGAAGAGGCCGTCAAACTCAAGGCAGACAATTTAAGCCGCTTCGGTGACAATGTATTCCCTGTTCGCATTAACGGCAAAGACCGTTACGTTTTCTTTAATAAAGATGACCCGCAAGCGCAGCGCATGGTTGCTGCATTAAAGAACATGGATGTAGAGAATATGGCGGCTGCCATGTCCATGGTGGGCAAAGCTACTCGTTGGTTTGCTAACGTCAATACGCAATACAATCCTATTTTCGGTGCTGTCAACTTGCTGCGTGACTTAGGTGGCGCAACGCTGAATTTATCGACTACACCGATTGCAGATAAGAAAGCCAAAGTACTTAGCCAGGTCATGCCTGCCATGAGCGGCATTATTCGAGTATTGCGTGACGAGCGCAGCGGCAAAGTTGAAGATTACTCAGATAACAAATGGGCGCAAGCATTCTACGAATTTAGGCAGCAAGGTGGCCAAACGGGTTACCGTGGTTCACTGGTTCGCAGCGAGCAGGAAAAGGCCATCATCGAACATGAGCTAGCTAAGATTGATGAAGGCAATACCAAGAAGTCATTTAGATATGTTTTAGGTGCGTTGACAGACCTCAACGACATGATGGAAAATGCCGTTCGAGTTTCCGCATATCAAACGGCTATAGATGCTGGTATATCTCAACAGAAAGCCGCTGTCATTGCAAAGAATATTACAGTGAACTTTGATAAAAAAGGCCAGCTGTCATCAAACATCAATGCATTATGGGCATTCTTTAATGCCTCCGTACAAGGTACAGCCCGTCTTTATCAAACACTTTCTGGACCAGCTGGTAAGAAGATTATGGCTGGTGGCGTGTTGTTAGGATCTATGCAGGCCGTGATGCTGGCCTTGGCAGGTTTCCGTGATGACGAGCCGCCAGAGTTTGTGCGTGAGCGTAACTTTATTATTCCTTTACCTAATGGCAAATACTTTGGCATTCCGTATCCATTGGGCTTTAATGTGTTTCCTAATGCTGGCCGTATTACGACTGAATTTATCATAGGCGGTGGCAAGCATCCAGCTAAACACCTCTTTAACCTTACCAATTCCGTCCTAGATGCGTTTAATCCATTAGGCAGTAGCACATTCCTGCAAACCATTTCCCCGACCGTATTAGACCCGTTTGTAGCCCTGGGCGAAAACAAAGATGCATTCGGTAGACCAATCTTTAGAGAAGGCAAAACAACTAACCCTACGCCTGGCTACACCCGTACTAGAGAAGGTGCTAGCGCTATCAGCAAACAACTGTCCTATTTCCTAAACTTGGCATCTGGTGGCAGCAAATATAGCAAAGGCTTTATCAGTCCTACGGGGGATGAAATTGATTACCTGGCTGGTCAAGTAACAGGCGGCCTTGGCAGGGAGATTATGAAAGTAGGAGAAGTAGGTCGTAGCGCTGCAACAGGTGAAGAAGTAGCACCATATAAGATTCCATTGGTCGGCCGTTTTTATGGCGATACCAAGTCTGCAGCTGCTGAAACCTCTCGTTTCTATACCAATATCACTCGGATGGCAGACTATGAGCAAGAAATTAAAGGCCGAGAAAAGCATCACGAAAGTGTCGGTGATTTCTATCGCCAGCACCCTGAAGCCCGCTATTGGGAACGTGCAAACAGTGCTGAGAACGAAATTAATGCTTTAAACAAAGAGAAGAAAGAACTTCTAGAAAAGAATGTTCCGAGAGAAAGAATACTTCGTTTAGAAAAGCAAAAGGTTATGAAGATGAAGCAGTTCAATGACCTACTGAAGAAGTACGAGTAAGCTCTACAACCACCATCCCCTTTACTTCATCTGAGAATACAAAGGTAGGCAGAAATTGCCTATCGTTGATTCCTAGGGCATCTGCCAGCCCATCTAGCCCTGATTTAATAGCGGCAACCATATTGTCTGCATCCCTATGCCTCTTATCAGGGGGATAAAAGGTAATTGTCATAGGGACTTTCCCTAATTTATCGCATTCTAATTTGGCTTCTAGCGCCAAAGCCCAGCACATTTGTCGATAGGATTTCTTGTACTTCGCCTTCTTAGCCCAATGAATACTGGCGTTGGGAGACAATTCTTTTGGTGGCCACGGAAAAACAACAATTTTCATAGTAGATGAATTAATATGGGTACAACCTATTGACATGATAAAAGTTCTGGTACAAACTGGAGCCTGATTTACTGCTAGGAAAACAAAATGTCCACACCATACACAACCAGTACTGGTTTAAAGATGGGATCTCGTTACCAAGAACATGGTACCACAGCTCCTGTTGATGACCCAGATATGATCCGCATCCAGGAAGCCCTGCTTGCGACCCCCGAATATGCCAGAAGCAAACGTATGTACAACTTAACCATAGTCTTAAGTACGTTTGCAGCGGCATTCCTGATGTTTGCTTTTTTCTTATTTAATTAAAGGATTATCATGAACTTACAAAAAGCAGTTCGTACTTGCCAATTTATATTGGTTACTCCAGCGCTTGCCAAAGAATGGTTAGCACTTAACGTCAACAATCGTGCCAAACGTGCTTGGTGGGTTAATTCACTATCTAACATGATGAGGCGTGGCGAATGGATTACCACTCATCAAGGTATTGCATTTTCAGAAGATGGCGCTTTATTAGATGGCCAGCATCGTTTAGAAGGCATTGTAGAAAGCGGTATTGCACAAGAAATGCTTGTCGTTACTGGCCTACCGAATGATGCCTACAAGGTGCTTGATAACGGCATTAAACGCACCATGTCTGACTTAACGGGTATCAATGCTAGAACTTCAGAAGTCTGCCGTATTCTAGCTCGAATGGCGTTTTCTAGTCGTGTGCATACCAGTGCCGAAGAATGTTTGAGCGTATACAACTCAGGCGTAGGTGAAGTAGCTGATGACCTGATGGAGTATTGCGGAAAACAAGTCAAGGTGTATTCTTCTGCACCATTAAAGACCGCAGCAATCTGTTTGATCTTAGACGGCCATAATCCACAATACATCAAAGATGTTTACTCCAACTTATGTCATCAAAAGTTTAATGAATTGCCTACTATTGCTTTGAACTTTATGCGCCAAGTTAATGATAACAAAGTCAATTCAAGTGATAAGCCAGATTTAATTGCTCGTGGCCTGAAAGTATTTAACTCAGATTACAAAGATTTTACCAGACTACAGATCAGTGATGCTGAAACTTCGGCTGCTGCAGCATATTGCAAAGGTGTAGTACTCAATATGCTCGATAAGTCACTTGCCTCTCAACTGGCTTTACATTAAGGAGAAAGAAGATGGAAGACGATATCTTTACACCGATGCAAAACGAAATTTTGAGAGCAGTTTTTAAGCAGATGGATGAAGAGCTTGGCATCCGCCCTTTGACTGATGAGCAGCTTATGGCTTTTAACATCAAACTTGAAAAGAAATCCAATGAAATTTACCAACAAGTATAAGATCCCACAGGCGTTCGTAAACGCCCTGCAGAGGCCGTCTTACAACAAAGGTGAGGCCCACCTATCGGTTACTCAGTTAATCAATAGCCCGAAGATTGTGGCCTTAGCAAAGAAGTATGACGATGAAATTGAGCAGGACGTAGCCAGCATGATCTGGGCCATGGTAGGCACGGCTATTCATGAGATCTTAGAGCGCCATAAAGAGCCGCATGACATTACTGAAGAGCGCTTGCATACTGAGCTTGATGGCTGGAAGCTGAGCGGGGCCGTTGACGTCCAGACGCCACACCCACAGGGCATGATTGTTAAGGACTACAAAACGACCTCTGTATGGGCCGTAATGAACGAAAAGATTGAATGGGAATATCAGCTCAATCTGTATGCTTATTTGGTAGAGAAAGTCAAAAAAATCTCTGTGGTCGGCTTGACTATTATTGCCGTCCTCAAGGATTGGAAAGAGGACGATGTGGGTTCTAAAGAGAAGTATCCTGAGGCCCCAGTGGTGGAAATCCCTATTCCTTTATGGTCTTTTCAAGAGCGAGAGGATTTCATAAAAGCCCGCATTGCGGCACATTCTGAATGTGATTTCGCCTTGGAAACTGGTGGATCCTTGCCTGATTGTACCCCAGATGAAATGTGGGAAAAGCCTGCGGTTTGGGCGATTAAGAAGATTGGCGGTAAACGTGCTCATTCTCTGTACGACACCCCAGAGAAGGCTATGGGCGCATTAGCAGACCTAGGAGATGCTTATGACATAGATCATCGCCCAGGTAAGCGCACACGGTGTGACAGCTATTGTGCGGTTAACAAGTGGTGTAAACAGTATCAAGACTATAAGGAGCAGCAAAATGATCGCATCTGAAATCGCAAGAGAGCTGGAGCGTATCGTAGCACCAGCCACTCAAGCACTAAAAGTTCAAGAAGACCAGATTGAAGGTTTATTGATCGCCCAGTACAACTTCACCATCACCATCTCTAAGTTAGAAGCCGAGCTGGCTGATATGAAGCAAAAGAATAATGAATTATGGAAAGAACTCAATTGGCGAGAAAAAGCATGAAAACACGTCAAGAAATGATTTATGACTTTATGGTTGCCCTGGCAAGCAATCATAAGGTTACCTACGGCAAGGATGAGTTAATTGATATCACCCCTGCTAACTATAAAGAGATAGCTCAAGAGGTTTATGATCTTGCTTGCGCTCTTACTCACACTGTTTTGGATAACTCAATATGAAAACATATGCAGAATTAAAAAAGATTAACGTCAATGAACATACCGAAAAGAAGGGTAACCTTACTTATCTGTCATGGGCATGGGCCGTTGATCAGCTTCTCACGAATGACCCTACCGCTACTTGGGCCTTTGGTGCGCCAATAGAATACAACGAAACTATGATGGTTAGCTGCAAAGTCTATGCTTTTGGTAAGACCATGGAAATGCAATTACCTGTCATGGACAATCGTAACAATGCCGTGCGCCAACCTGACTCACGCAGAATTTCTGACGCACAGATGCGCTGCTTGACAAAGTGTATTGCCTGCTTCGGTATTGGCCTGTACATCTATGCGGGCGAGGATATTCCAAGCGATGATGAGCCACCAAAGCCCGTACATACGCCCAGACCACAGCCTGTTATTCCTCCTATCAAAATGTCCCCTGCCAAGATTGCAGGCAAGCATGGTGAGTTTCAGATTGTGATTGATCCGCCACCAGAAGGAGAAAAAGCAGATTGGCTCAAGTTGGTTCAGGATTCATCCCATATGTTGCTAGACTTATGCACTAGCGATGCCGATGTTCTGACGATATTTAAAAAGAACAAAGTTCTATTTGATACCGTCAAAGCAGCTGACCCCGTATTTTTTGCGAATATGATGGTCAAATTTACCGAAGTAAAAAACTCATTTAAAAAGGATTAATAATGACTTACGAGCAAAAACCAAACTCAGGCGCAATGTTTGCCAACTCCAATAAAACTGGCAGCCAGCCAGATATGCGTGGCGATCTACACATTGATAAGACTTTTATCATTGAGCAGATGGATAAATCCAAAGGTCCATTGGTTAAGATTGCAGTAGCAGCCTGGAACAATACTTCTAAGAATGGCATGAACTATCTTTCGTTGAAAGCGTCTGAGCCATACGAAGCACCAGAAGGATCTAAACCAAAGAACCCTTGGGAATAATCATGAAATTATTAAAAAAGCGTGGCCGCCCAGCCAAAGCAACGCAACAAGAAGTTGATGCAGCATTTGATCAAATGGAGCAAAACGCCAGGGCAGCTCATGAGGCTAACATTCAGCGGTTGATTGCCGAACGTGCGCCCGTGCACTGGGAAGAAGTAGCTCAGAAACAAGAAGTAGAGCTTAGTGTTCTACGCCAGGAAAATGAAGAGCTTGCCCGAATCTGTGTTCAGCGTTACGAAGAGATTGATAAGTGGAAGTTTGTTATCAAATACCTGGAGAAACAAATTGCAGACCTTAAATTTTGAGGGAGTCAAGGTTGGGCTTAAGCAAGACAAGACTGGCTATGTACTGACTTTATCCATGCATCCTGACGATATTCCTGATGAACTAATTAGGGATTTTGTCGGGGCACGGTATCAAGTAGTCATGGTCAGGATTGGCGATAACGAACAGCCTATCAGCGCTGAAATGTATGCGGGTGATAAAGCTATTCGTATCGCTGGCTGGTTATGCCGTGAGCCCAAATTTTGGAAGTTTTTGCACCACGATGACCGCATTATTGATGAAGATGAAGAGGAGGCTACGGAGTGGTTGCGTAGCTACCTTGACATCCAATCTAGGTCTGAACTTAAAACCAATCGTGAAGCTCAAATACTGTTAGATAAAATAAGAAAAGAATACTCAGCATGGATACAAAAAAACTAATACCATACTCAGTGTATTTGCCAGAAGATCATCACGCAAAGCTGAAAGGCTTTGCTAAAGATCGGAAGGCATCTGAGTTAATTCGTAACGCCATTGGAATGCTGGTCGATGGCACGGATGTATACACATCAGGTTATAACAAAGGCATAACAGATGCAGCCAAAGTAATATATGACTGCGAAGAGGCCCAGATGATTGCCGTTAAAGGTAAAGATTTGGGCGTAGTACTTTCCGAAAGGATTCAGGAGCTGGCCAAATGAATAGATACGAGCTACATATTATGGCGCAAGAAACCAGTTATTTGATATTTGAAGTGGAGGCTAAAGATGGAGACTCTGCAATCAAAAAATTAAATAAAAAAATTATGCAAACTGATCCATTGGAACGCAAAGTCTTGAACATTGATTTTCAAAAAGAGCAAAGCAAAGTTTATTTGGTTGAAACAAATATTAAAAAAGCTCGTAAAAAGAAGTCTGGCGTAGATTATGGCGGTAATGGTTATTCCCATGTAGCTTGCCCATCCTATCCAAACTGCGATTTGGGTCCTATGGGTTGCCGACTGGCAATGGGCGATGAAGTAGAAGAATATGGAATGAGAGATTAATATGAGCGATGTAATACACAACACCATGCTTGATGAGAAATTAAAGGAAGATCCTTCTAGAAAAATTGCCCTAGAGATATTTCATTTATTGGCGCCAAAAGCAGACGTAGAAACCAATACCATTTTATCGGCCGTGTCGATGGTGTTATCAACCATAGCCGTGGAGATGGGCATGGAGGAGGAAAAGGCCGTATACGCCTTTACTAAGTCTTTTCGCCATGCTAAGAGCCGTTTAAAGAATATTGTCAGGCAGGTGCACTAATGAATGAACAAGACCTTCGGGATTGCTTTGCCATGTTTATTTTGAACGGCCTGCTGTCCAGGTTGCCATCAGAAGAGATTGAGCCAGCTAATATTTGGTACCTGGCCGATGCCATGGTGGAAGCCAGAGATTCTAAACCAGCTGGATTGCCGCCTATCAAACGGAGAAAGAAAAGTGAAGCTTAAATACTGTTCTTCTTGTATGTCGTTTCAGCCTGAAGAAACTGGTAAAGTAGTGCCAACCGCCAATAAAAAGGTGACTCGTTTTAAATGTGCAAATTGTTTAAAGAAAATTAGCGAGCGTAGGTTCGCTGGGAAAGGAACTAAATGACAACTTTTACTACCGAAGACAGACTGGCATCTATGAATGCCTTTGAACTGGCTGATGAGATGGAAAAGGATTTAACCTGGGTTCAGAATGATGAGTTTAAAAAGATAGTAACCAATATGTTACGCATTCAAGGAAACGCTATCATAGAGCTGCAAGTATTGTTTGATAAAGCTTTAAAGAACTGGGCTAAAGATAGCGAAAGGGCAATGAAATGACTTGGAATCTTCGCTTAGTAAATGTCACAGATCCTGAATTTCCTGAGGACAAATGTATTGAAATATGCGAAGTATATTACGACCAAATTGGAAAGCCTTTGGGTTACTGCACGGCCACAATGAGCGGAGAAAGTAAGGAAGATATTAAACAATATTTGCAGTGGGCCGTAGAAGCATTGGAAAAACCTGTACTTACATTTAAGGATAAACATGGAAATCACAGTAAAAATTACAAAGGAAAATAAAGATGGCTCAGCTGACGCTCTCGTTAAATTTGACAAGCAAGGACTCGAAACGCTCGTGCAATGGGGCCTTATCAGTATGCTTAAGCAAACAATTGATGAATACGCCACTGCCGACCAAATTAATGCACGAGATAGCGCTAAGCCTTCTAAAACAGTTAAAGGAAGAAAGCCAGCAATCAAACCCGCAAAAAAGAAAAAAGAAATTGACATAGACGGATGCTGCTAATGAACAGTGAAAAAGAATCTAATTTTGTGATGACTCAAAGAGAAGTTGCTCAAACTTTGGGTATCGGTCGTGGGCTAGTGGCGTATATCGAAAGAACAGCCATGGAAAAGATTAAAAATACTTTAGAAAAGCATGGCATCAAGCCATCTGATTTATTGAATGTGAGAGAAAAATGAGAGACGGTGGGAAGGGCGATGCACCACGGCCATTAGGTATTCCTATGGAAGAGTTTGATAAAAAGTGGGATGACATATTTAAAAAGAAAGAAGATATATCATCCGTTGATATAGATGTCGAGGCCGAGCAGGGCGAAGTCAGTGTTACTGTTACCAAGACCTGGAGCTTTTAATGAACGCAAATGAACTGGCCGATGAATTAGAAGAGTTCGCAAACCCACTAATGAGCCAAGCAGCCACTATACTACGCCAGCAACAAGCTGAAATTGAGGCGTTGAAAAACAAAATAAAAAGTTACGAAAACTTAGGAAATATGATGCTTGACGAATTATTAGAAAAGGCACAAAAATGAACGCAAATGAACTACCAGCAGAACAATTAGCTCAATGGTGCGATGAAGCATCACAGGAATATGGTAATAAACCACTTGTTGAGGTAGCCATCCTACTACGCCAGCAACAAGAAAAGCTAACCAAGTACGAACTA